AACAAGAAATCAAATTACGTTTCAAGTTACGACCTTGGGAAGATATGCTTATAAAAAACATCGAGTACGCCCAAAATTTAACATATTTACGAAATCCGGTCGATCTGACTATACAAGGTGGAGGACCATTACATCTTGTCGATTTATCCGTACCAGTCGAATTTGCTTATATATCCGACGAAGATTTTCAGACTATTTCCAGTAAACCTTGTATACATTATATTACCCAAAAACAATTACAGGTTGTACCAGTGGGCACCGATAATTCCGTAAAAGCCCTACTTGAATTCACAAACCCGGTAAAATGTTTATATTTTTTTGGTCGGTACGACAACATGAAAGGGATGATATACCGCAATCAGTACAGTGAACGAAAAAACAAAGCTCGGTTAGATAAAGGTAAAGCGTGGGGTCATCATATACAAAGTATTCAACTCGAATTTGATAATGAGGTTTTTTTGACTAGTGAAATAGCGAATTATCAATTTTTAAGTCATGTTGAACGCTATATACACAGTGCTACTATTTTTCAATCGACTATATTGAATATTATAAGCACAATGAATGTTGTTTCCGATACCAAGGAACTATATCCAAACTTTTCATCAAAAGTTCTCACGGGACCAAGTTATATGTACAGTTTTGCACTTGATCCGTTTTCTGAAATTCCAACTGGTACACTTAATTTCAGTGCGGTTCGATATCCCTATATACAACTCAACATGTTCTCGGCGGATGTAAATGGGGTGTACCCTAATGTATCTGGTCAACCAATTGAACCTCGATCAGTGTACATATATGCCGAATCGTTGAATGTACTGGCCTTTTTACCAAACGAAGGAGTAGCTCGATTTGCGTTTCATAACCCTATACTTAAAAAGTAAATATAATATATATAAAGGATCATGAGCACTGGTCGAATAAATAAGATTATCACCGGTCATGAGGACGTGTACATAACAGGTGATCCACAAAAGACATATTTCAGTCAAAATTTTAAAAGTGTGCAAGGTAAATATCAGAAGTACGTTATTGATAATAACAGTGGTCAAGATGTCACGTACGGTTCGACTGTGCGAGTTACTATACCAACAAAAGGTGATATACTTACCAGTTTGTTCGTAAAGGTCATTGTACCTCGAAACTATATATCGTTTATGGGTGTGTATACACTGATAGAGTACTGCGATTTGTTTATAGGTGGGCAGTTGATTGAACGTGTTACAACTGATCATACTCAGTTTTTTAATTTCCGAAATATGACACTTGAAGATCAAGATTCAACATTTACATCGGGTACTACATTTAGTAAAACACAAACAGCGAATGAAACAAGTCCGGTCAATCAATTGATTTGGGAAATTCCTTTTTACTTTTATCGTAAAAATCACCTCGGTATACCCTTATGCGCCCTTACTAAACATAAAGTGGAACTGGTTATTAAAGTTCGAGAGTGGTCCCGTTTAAAAGAACAAATTACGGCTGATATAGTAACAAGTGTAAATACCGACGGGTCTTTTAATTATTCTACGAATTATCCGGTGAGTACGAAAAATAGTCCGTCCGATGAAGCATCACACCCTCTTGTTTTACTATCAGTACCTTTCGAGTATGCTATCGTACCTGACGACGTACGATCAAAAATTATAAACAGTACCATGTCGTACATCATTTTACAAAACCAATTACAAACTTCGCACGTGCCTGCTTTTGCTGATACACACGTTCTAAAGTTGAATTTTATAAATCCCGTGAACACGTTGAGTTTGTCATTCCGAACAAAAGAACAAATTGAAAATGCTTTGTACATAGGTGCTTACGGTACTCGTTTACAGCTGCCCTTTTCCGACACTGGTAACACCTTTTACTACCAAACTGTATACAAACTTGTTCAGCAGTACGGAAATGCTTTGTATTATAACTACGTTGATATATCATACGCAGGAAGTCTTTTACTTTTCATGAATAATTACATACATCATCTTACGGGTATTCGCCTCGACTTCAATGGCGAAACTATAATAGACCCCGAAGATTCGGGTCATTTTATGTTTTTGTACAATGTACGCAATATTACCAACAAGTTCAGAGTTAGTTCATCGATAGGTTCGACTATTATCGGAGCTGAAAGCCTTAATTCGTTAGATCCGTTTTTTTATTCGTATACGTTTGCCGAAAACTCGTACGATGACAATCCTGGCGGACAAGTAAATTTCAGTAGGATACGTGAAAAACTACTCACTATAAATCTTGTACCAGCGACCAGTGATCGAGTTTTACACGTGTATGCACGAAGTAATAATATACTAAAAATCAAAGATGGTATGGGTGGTCTGATGTTCACGAGTGCATCCGATTTTAATTTGAATATGGACAATATGTCCAGTGCCGTGTACTAATTAAAAAAAAGATCGCTACGTAATAGTAATAATGCAAGGGTCTCAAATAGGTTTGCATGCCGTAGGTCGTCAAGATACAGAGCTATGTGATTTCAAAAATATACATCGTATAAGCAATTATAATTTCCAACAACATTCGTCGTTTACAAGAACGTTCCGGTACTATGAAAAAATTGGAGAAAACACACCACGTTGGCCATTTGGTAATACTATAAATTTCAACTTGAACCCCAAGACGATGGGTGATTTACTTACAGGTATGTGGATCAAGTTTGAGTATCCGAACACCTCCAATCTTTTTGATGATCGGGCAAGTCGTGATTTAAAAGATAAAAAATATTTTACGGCTCCGGCGTTAGGCCTCGTGTGTTTTAAAGAGTTCAAGTTTACGGTGGATGAACAAATTATAGATGTAATTAACACAGATAGTGGGTATTTTAATATACAAACAACTGATTTCAATAGTCAACTTAATGCCATTCCAACTATAAACGGTGATTTACAAACGTACCTCGGTAGCACTGATATATGTTTTCCTTTATTCACATCGGGAAAAGTATATAATGTAACGAGGTCAGCTAACGTCATATTCGGTGAAGGTATTTCAGTTTTTACACCGGTTCCATTTTCGTTTATTAATAATTACAAGTACAACAAAAAAATCAAAGGGTTTCCTTTATGCGCTGTATACAATCAAAAAATGTGTATTTCCGTCGAGTTTCAACCCCAAGAATATTTTACGAATTCGCCCTACAATGTATCACTTCCTAAAGTGACCCTGGTCACTGAAGAGATTGTACTCAGTGAATACGAGCGACACTACATGATGAAATCGGAACTTAGTATACCTTACTCGGTCATCGAAAAACAAGTTACGATTGATGTTGATAATTCCGAAGATGTCAAATCGTCGGTATCTTCTATAAATAGTAGTACTTCTCCTAGTAGTATTAAAATAAATTTACAATCGAATATCCCTCTCAAAGCTATATATTGGTACTTGAATAGAAAAGATAACACGTATATAAATTTCAATCCTGGTACCGTAGAAACATCCACTTCAAATACACTCAACACCACGAATTTTCTTAACCGATCCCATTATTCCGAAAAACCGAATAGATGGATACTTCCTTTTGATTTCAACGATTTGAATGCGAATGCGAATGCGTTTATTCAGTACGCACTAAACTATCCCAGTATATCAGAATGTTCAATAACGAGTTTAGAAAATGATATAGGATTTAAACAAACAACTGATTATAAAACGCAGTACGGAGCCGTTTATTTCAGGCTCGATACGTACGGTAGAACTAATCTTTTCAAACCATTAGGTAATTTTTACATGTATAATTTTGTCGATGATATATTTTCCCAGTATCCATCAGGGTTTGAAAATTATACCATCATGGACAAGAGTGTGAAACATACGCTCAATATAAATTTATTGAATTATTCCGATATAAAAAACAACGTATATATTCTCAACGTGTTCAATATAGGATTTAAAAACCTTTATTTCAAAGATGGATTTGTCACGGTGACTTCTTATTCGTGAACAGTGAATTCTTGTTGGTTTCTATATAATCAATAATATTGTTCTTGATACACCACCGTATGAAATTGAGTTGGGCGACGGTGGTTTGGACCGGGGAGGTCCCACCGGGTACATCGTAATTGAACTTATCTGAGCGACAGAACGGATCAAACAGTTTCTTGCTGTACCCGTCCAAGGTCGACTTGTAGCTGCAATGCACGACAAACGATTTACCATCTTTGGTCGTGTACTGCAAATTGTTCTTTTTGGCATAATTGGTAATGAACCATTCGAGGTTCCGGAGTGATACAG